GCCAGTAAAACTCAAAGTGCTGCAATGGCAAAATAACCTTAACACTTTGCGAGTAGTACATTTACTGACCGCAATTCTGAAGTTATAGTCAACTAAAAACCTTCCGACCGAAATCAGAAGTAAAATCATTGTACTATATGTTAACTTCAGACCTGCGGTCAACGACATCCTTGTAAAACCTCAGGATACCGCTACGGAGACTATTTCCGTACTAAAAGAGGGATTGCTTACAGTGCAATTCTAAACTGATTTTAAACAAGTGAACTCTTGGGCATTTGCTCACAGTGCAATTCCAAAACAACTGGTTTTTTCTGGAGTTGTCTCTCCAAATCATTGCTCTCAGTGCAAGACTAAACTGGTTTTATTGAGTTGTCTCTCAAAAAACCCATTACACAATGGGGTAGGACGATTCATCATAGAAAATTGGAGGTCCTAAATACCAAAAGCATGAGTAATCCTCGGCTGCTGCTGTATAAACAGGACACCATTCGTCTGAACTAGCCGATGGTTTCAATACCAAATGCATTAAATAAGAATCTTGAAACAAATCAATTTGAGATGCCTCTTTATCCCTATTTTTAGAAGGTTTAAAACGATATGGTGAATAATAAGGCAATTCAATAGATGTCAATGGATTAACAGTAGAACAGTTAATCGCACATCCATCCAAAGTAGCACTCCATTTATTCAGCACATCTCCATATGATGTAGAAGGTGAAGACGAAGGAAGACTTTCGATCAAAGTTGCCGGAGCCTCCCAGTTTGCAGTTCTTGCTACATAGCCATATCCTTTTTGACTTTTACTATGAGGTGATAAGTCAATTAAATACCTAACACCACCACGATGTGCTGCATACGCTGATGAAATATATCTCATAAGAGACATATAAACAAAATTATATGTTCCAGCAGATAATGTGCCGTTTGGAGCACCCCAAGCAGTGGGCGACGAAACGTAACCGGGCCACATTGGGTATAATGGTCTACGGTACAAATACTTTTTAAGTCCTGCTTGATCTCCTGGATCTAAGAATTCTAGCAAATTGTATCTCTTAAGAACTTGACGAAAAGATCCTACTGCCTCACCAAAATGGAAAAGTGAAGACGGATCATTCACTGGAATTTTATTTGCCATTACATCAACTGTAACATCTTTAGTTGGTTCTATTTGATCAGCAGCATGTGGTTCAATAGCTGCGGGCTGAACTTGCAAAGAATCATTAGTTATACGCAATCGACGAATAACGCCATCAGTTGGAACACTAACTTCAAAATCATCAAGCATTTTAACAAACATATTGATTTTAATGTCATTGTTAATTGTTGTGTTAGGAACTGTAAGTTCATTTACAACATAAACAGATAACGTTCCATTACCATACTTAACAGTAGATGCAGTGTATCCCAACGCAGACGAATCGGACCATGAACGCCAACCATTCAATCCACGATGTTCTCTCCACGTCGTTGCTTGGCCCCATCCTACGTCAACAGTAAAATCAGTCTCCTCACTAATATCAACAAGAGTAGTATAAGCAGTATTGTATTCTGCATCACCAATTCCACCTTCAGGATCGTAGACAATCTTCAGGCGGCCTTTGTGATATCCACTACAAACAACCATGAAACGAAATCGCATACTTCCACGCCAATATTTAAAGGGCATTACGGCAAAAGCAGGTGCAGGAAAATGTCTTTCACTATTCATTACACGGTGAAGTGATGGATCAACAACACATTGCCAAAGTAAAGTTTCGGGGGTTCTACCTACAGTCCAATCAAATTGATTTAAATATGATTCGCGCGAAGCGACATATTGAATAGTCATTTGATCTTCAGATGGTAAACCTACTGTACTTGGATCTATGGATAACTCCTGTTTAACATCAAGAGTTAACTTATTGACATCAGCTTGAACATTCGTGTTCGCCATATTGGATTTAGGTCGAGGCGTATAAACACCAACTTCGGTATTCACAGGTGAACTATAACCAAACAGAGTGGCAATGGCTCCAATGGTAGAAGCACCCATCTCTGTAGCTCTAGCAAAACGACCAATAACAGGCATATCTGTTAAATAACCTGCCATCTTAGCAATTGATCCCGCAATACGAGATACTGGCTTGATCGAATATTCATCAGCATGTGGTTCAATTTCCATTGCTTGTGGTGCAACAGACCCTGGTTCAACTTGAGTTGGAATAGAAAATGAAACATTTTCTGCCCATGCAAAAACGCTAACCGTTACTGTATCTGCTGCTCCATTAGCATGCTTCAATGGTTGTAACGAATGCGCGGCTAATTCACCTAAATCATTCCAATCTTGACTAACGATGTCAATTAAATTTTTATAATAAAAGAAAGGTAATTTCATCTCTCCTCCTTCTGACTGTGTTGGATTTAACCAAATGTGGGGTCGTTGCGAAGCAGCAACTACATCCACATCAAAGAAAGCACGATCAATAGTAAGATCATCTTGATTTGGCAAAGGATTGTACGAAACAATACACCTACCATAATGGAAAGAATTCCCATTCAAAATAATTTTCACATGTAGATCAGCTTTCATCAACTTATAATTACTAATTCTATTTATAACACGTGAATTAGCAAAATATAAAGACCATGGATTAATCTTAAAGGCAAAGGGGGCACCAACACCCCATTCCTGTTCATGGATTTTAATTGGTCTAGAAAAGAAATTATCCAATGTTGCATCTACGTTGAGTGGTGCATTTCTCAACGGGTCATCTGTACTTGAATAATCTACAGTATACCCAGCATTAGAGTCTGAAAAAGTCACATTCTCTTGGGTTTTTGTTAAATCTCCTCTAGCCTCCTCACTATGTGGTTCTATTTCATCAGAAGAAATGTTTTCTTGGCTTTCTCTTTCTTGTAGCCTCTGTTTCTTCATATCCATAATAGTGGGCCATTCTTTTTGCAAATCTTTAACAACTGCATAAAATATGTATGCTGTTACACTAGCACACATTCCCATAAAAGTTAATGAAGAACCTTCTAGAAAAGGAGTCGCACTATCCAGCGCTTGCGGTCTTACTTTATCCGCCGATGATGTCCAGGCTCTTCCTGGCAAAGCCCACTTTAGGAGTGGGAACCTATATTCTCTATTATACAAAGGTTAAAATGGTGTTTTATGTACAGTATATATATACAAACGTCACCTACGCTAAAAATACAAATAAAATATAAAGCCATTAATATACATTAGGTATCCAATTACATTTACCTATTGATACTTATCCTTCCACATTTTGACACGATCATCAAATGTGTAGGCAACTGCAGGTGGGATTGTTCCTATCACCCGATCACACAGTTTTTCAATTTTGGGCTGATCTTTATTATACTCGTCTCGCCCATGTGCAAACAATTCATGCATATAAGTTTCTATACATTGAACTGCAACAGTCATACGAGTTTCCTTACCCTTCGGCTTGAGATTGTTACAAAGTGGTTTATACATGGAATCTTTAGTTAATTTTCCAATTCGATAACCAATTTCAGGAATGTACTGTGACTGACGCTTTAAGAAATCTGCATCTTCAATATTCATATCATCTTGAACATTCTCAGTCTTATTCGGGTCGGTTATTTTCATTCCGTGTTTCGCTAAAAAACTACGAAATATTGTAAAATTAAACCGACTTCTATATTCCTTAGCAACACTCCCCGTGAAGTCATCACCATAAGTCATTGCGGCTACTACTTTCCGAAAATCCTTAACTTCAGGACAAGCATGGAAGAAACCAGCGCGCACATACAAAGAATTAGCAACACTATTAATGTTAACAGTGATGTTATTTCCTGATGTGTTCATATTGTAAGCCATAATCATTGTACCATTATAATCTATTAATGGGTGAATAATGTCTGCTACCATAGCATTCATAATTCGTAAATCATACTCACTATAATTACACACTTCCGCAATATCAATGAAACTCATCATCGCAGCATAGGTCATTTGAGAATTCATCCTGACATCATATTTTGAATAATCCCAAGCAATCACTCTCTTATCTTCCGCAAACTTTTCTGCATGAGACATTAGTGCGTCCCATTGTTGTGAAAATGCATTAATTCCCACAGCAGATTCCGAAAGTATCGGATTTAATGCCAAAATTCTAGCAATAGGTAAAAACCATTTGCGTATATATAAACCTAACGCAACGGCTACCGCTTGAAAAACTCGCACCTTCTCTTTATCCTTTGGAGTTGGTTCATCTTTAAGTGTCGCTGTAGTAACGGGATAAGCACGTTCACCACGTTTCCAACATTCAAGACAACGAGCCATTTCAACTTTGACTTGTTCACTCGGGATGCGATCGATCAGTGTTTCATTTTCATCTCGGATTTCTTCGAAATGTTTTGACTTAGCACCGAACACTGGATAACCCATACTGGTGGTCATCGGCACAGCATCCAGAAACCTTTTTCCTGGAACACCAAGAACCATTTCTTTATCATTCAAAGGGCAAACTGGTTCTTTCTTATTTAACTCCCTCGCAAAATCAAGAATTGGTTTTATCCAATCTTGTCGTGACCTCTGTACTAAAGAGGGCAAGAACATTTCCGAAGGGTTAATGATGTGTTCAAGTGTGGCATTGAAAGGTCTCCAATTAGGTTTCAGTTTTGGAGGACCCCATTCAGTTTCAATATCAAATAATTCCCTTGCATCCTTTTCCAATATTGATGGAATAACTTGACTACTCATTTGGGCTCTTAATCGTGTAGATCCCAAAACATCAATAGCAGCATCTCCCTTCATATTTTGAATATAAAGAGCATTCGGATGCACCAACTCCGAGTCCAACACTTGTTTTCCATACTGTGTCTTTGGTAACTCTGTTGATGCAGCAAGTCCTCGAATCTCTGACTTTGCAAGCAACTTGTCTTCAAGTTTTTGAGCCATATCTTGGGTAACAGTCATCATTACACCATATTTCTTTCCTGGATTACCTCCAATATGAAATCCGGCGATAACTGGTTGCGTACCTTCTGTAATAAGCATAGACATACAACATCCTGTTACTGCTTTCGAAGTGGTATAACTTCCACCCTGCCCTTGCCAATACTTATGACCGCAAACTCCATGTTCAACAGTTACTACTTCATGCACTAACTTGGCTTCATTGTCCCTCATCATAATGGTACTCAGCGACATTCCTGTTGGTGCAGATAAAGGCAAAAACTTGGTTATGCTATTTTTCAAATCAGGACATCGTTCTACAAACGTTGCAACCATATCAATTTCATCTAAGGTAACAGTATTAACATCCCATTCTGCCTTGAACTTAAATTGACTACTAGAACGATTTTTATCATAATGCTTCACAGGAGCTCGATAAACTCTAACATCTAAATAATCACAAGGTTTCTGGTTCATATCTGATTTTGGATAAAAAATATGGCGTGGAAACCACACAATGCCTTTCTTTGGATACACAATGTTACAAGCAGTTTGAGAACCGTCTGAGCGGGTAAAATGTGCCCATCCTAAGTTCTTGGAACCGGTCTTCATAACATGCTCGGGTAAAGCACCCGTAACGTTAGATTCCGCTTTCCAGCCGATTTGCTTCATCATGTGTCCAAACCAACCTGGTTGCGCTTCAACATCTTCTGGTGTTAAAGCTTGTGGGTTCGTTTTTAAACGATGGTTATTCCACATTGAAATTAATTTTGCTCCGAAAGCTAATGTTGCTCCGATTAGCACTGCCTTTGGGAATTTTCCATCTCTAATGCGCTTAGCTTGTTCGGGTAATGCATCACGTCTCTCAATATATGCATCATGAATACGTTTCATTCTCTCCTGATGCGCAAAGTAACTAGCAAAGGTCGTTATCCCTAATGACATTGCACCAGTAATAACCATACCCTTGTGCTTATTATAAAATCCAAGTCCTAAAGCTCCAAAGCTAATTGACCCTGCAATTCTCATAGGCCGTCTTATATCATAAAAAGCAGCAGCACTTTGCCAAGCATACACCGAATTTTGAAAAGCTGACGTCTTAAACAACCATTCCGGCGTAATTGCAACAAAAAACGGCGTTGTTTTATCAGTAATTTCTCGTTGCATCTCTTTCGCAAGCTTCCAAGTTGCCAACTTTTTAATAGGAGAATAGCCAGTAATATAATTTATCAAATCAACTGGACGTGTCCAGCTACTGAAAACGTCTTTTATGGCTTTCTTGCTAGCTTCCACCAAAACATCTGCTATCATATCTATAGCATGCGGCTTAACCGTTTCTGAGTTAACCGTTTCTAATTTGGGACATCCACAATATTCAGGGTAGCGTTTGCACTTACTGCAAAAACTCGCTCTCTCTGATTTCTTCGATTTTTTAATAAGGCTGTCCTGCTCGACCTTATGATTATTAGATAAATGTATAATAACATCTAAATAATCTTTTAAACCAAGCTTTTCACACCGTATCGTACGGCCGTTACCCATATCAACCTCAAGAACAACAAATTCATATGACGTTCTTGTACCATTTTCATGAGTAACAACTTCCTCAATAGTTAAATCCCAAACATCTTGCGTCAATGTATTACTTTGCACTAAATCAGGATGCGATTTATTTAACATCGTCGAATTCTGTTTGCGATATTTTTCTTTAACCGCAACATCAACATGATAAAATCGACGCAAAATTGATTCCGGACAATTTGAATAACATCGAGCATCTAAATCCTTAACATTAGATGTAACAATACCGACTTTAAAATCAATAAAAACGACACCTTTTGAATTTAACTCAGCTTTGATCGCTTGAGCGGCCACATTGTTAAAAAATTTAATAATGAGAGATGTATGCGGATTGTCTTTCTGAAACTCCGATTTAGCGTTACCAACATCATCCATAAAAACTCCTAATATATCAGAAGAATAAGTAGATTGGTATTTATCGGCAAGGTCCATTGTCAAAATTCTCGAATCATCAACTCTACCATCAGAGTTACAAAAATCCATTGCAGCTAATGATTGCGACATAGTTAATTTTCCTAGAGTAGTTTTACCTACGCTAGTAGCACCATGCAACGAAAATCCAAGGGGTTGCATTCGAATATCAGTATTCTTTCTTTTGGCAGCCAATTTTTCCATAATATTAACTAAATTTGTATACCGATGTTGCAACCATAACGAAGTCGGGCCGTCATTCTTTGCAGCTTTCATAGCGCACGTTTTCTTAAAAACGCTATTCAACTTATTTTCAAATGCACCCAAATCTTTAACGTTTCCTGCAACAGCTGCTTCAGCCTTAGCTAAAACATAATCGCAATCTTCGTTATATTGCTGTACTTTTGCATCAGAATACAATATTGGAACTATAGACTTAGTCTCAAAACATCGCCATCCAACTTCACACATCCATACAAAGGTCTTCACCAATGCGTCAATAACATCAACAGCTTTTAACTGCTCTTTAGCAGCCTCAAATGAGACCAATTTTAAACCCAAAGGACTCCACTCAATCTGTTTTGTCGTACACACAGTTAACGACATTGCAGCCGTGATTAAATAGGAAATCTTTTTAAAGATAGTGTTCGTCTTAAAAAGATTCCATTTCGTCACAATATCCTGTCCTGTCCATTCTGACCATGCATGAGCATCAGTTTCCTCTGAAGGGCAAATTGTTGTTACCTCATCTATAATATTAAAGAGCTCATAAATTATACTTTTCTTCCTAGTATATTTTTTTACGAAACTGGCTACAGCCATGAAACAATCGGTAAAATTTTTTGCCTTGTTGAGATCGTAACCTAAAATTACCATGTTCTCAGCATGACCTACCCATTCATCAATTTGCTGTACCCATTCTGTTTGTTCCAACTCCTCCGCATATGTACTTACAGATCCTACTGACTTCAACAAAGATGCTAACTTATCATCAACATTCATGGATGAAACCTTCTCTTCATTGTTATCAGCTTTAATTGCATCACGAGCCATTCTATTTCGCTCTGCGATGAACTCCGATCTCCTTAATTCCTTATTGCCTGAAGTAATAGGTTCCGTGTTATCAACAGAAAGTACTTCTTCTTGGGCAATTTCATCGTGAGTAAGATTTTTAGCATTATTATTGTTAACGGTAAAATTATCTTTCTCATCAAAATCTCTATCATTAGATTCTTTATCCTCTTCCCATATTTCCTGCGTTAAAGATGTAGAGAACTCTTCCTCAGTTGCGCCGACTATTGGTGTATAGTCTTTACATCGTTCTCTCACCAAATCTTTTTCATCACCGTGTGGAATGATATTATCCTTGCTACTATGGGTAGCCTCTGCAGCATTTCGTTTCTTACGTGCTCGTGCACGATATTTCCTCCGTCGCTGCTCCCTTTTATTCTTCCTTCCTCCTCTGTGCTTCTCATAGCGATCTCTATCGCTAGCCTTATTTCCCATACCATCATTTCCACACTCAACTTCCTCCAACTTCATAAACGCATTAACTGTTGTACTCATAATAAATAATTTCATAATAAATAAACAGCCGAATGCGTCAAAGATTCCTGAACTAAATCAGGTTTCAATTGACAACAAGCGGGACATGTTTTAATATCTTGTTGACACGCTATATACTAAATTAATAGCAAAACTCAAATGTCTAAGATATGTCAAGTGACAGACTAAAAATTAAATTTTTTCAAATCTACATCACCCATGACCCTACGGCACCCTGTCCTCACTAAATGAGACCAGGAAAGGTTTTTATAAGGACATCGCTTTCTCTTTGGAGCCAGATGTCTAGGCTAAGGAATCATAATTTCTGATAGAAAGCTTTTAAACAGTAAGATGGGCATGAAAAACCTCATCATACATCTGCAATAATTATCAATAAAGTTTAAACGTCTTGAAACTAATAAAAAGACGTGATCAATATAATTTAAAGTGCACATTGATCTTAAACACTGAATCATGAATTAACCATAAGGCTATTCACTGTGATCGTTTCCTTAAGTTTGAATAAGACACGGACTAATCAATATACCGTCGTTTTGGTTTCTTATTTTTTGCTTCAATCTGTTCGAAAAAATCCTCTTATAGGAAAGAGGAATTGTTAAAACTTCATAAACCTATAAGAACTGCCATGGTTCAATCACGCAGTTTAGCATATTTATAATCTGGCACTTGCTAAGTGCCAACTGCTATAATAAACTTGCAGATTAAAAAATGTTTAGAGATTTTTGCCGGAAAACCGGAGGTGCCTCTTACACCCGAAAATGAGAATAATATCGTCAAACTTGGTAGCGTCTACAATGAGACAACTGCTCAAGATTACCTGAACACAATTACATCAAATCTTCCTACACGTCTATAAAGACG